TGGCAATGCGGTAGTGATGGGATTTAAAATGTTTTTCATACTGAGTAGCGTTGCAAATATAGTCAAACTATACTTACTTCCAAATAATTGTGGCAATCATGAATCCGATTATAGCACCAACCATCATAATCAATAGCATCTTGCTGTTGCTGTTATCGCATTCGGGTTCTTCGTATCTCATTTTTCTAAATAAATTTTAATTGTTTGTGTGAATTCTTCGAATGATCTGCAGACTTTCACGCAGTAACCTGCATTGATAAGCTGTGCATGAACGATTTTTTGTGTGTCGGATAGCTTACCCTTTTCGGTTTTCATCTCGATGAACAGTGCATGATGTCCAGCTGATGCCATGCATATCATTAAGTCAGGCATACCGGGCATTGCTCCTTCTGCTTTTAATATGTTCCAACGTTTGGCGCGTTGCACTGGCGTGCCACCAATGAACACACCGTTTGGGAAGGATGCAATCAGTGTACGAGGGAATGAATAGCGGAACCATTCAACGCATCGCTGCTGCATCTTGCTTTCGTCATGCTTCATGCTGTAACATGTTTGACATTGCTAACCAAAAATTGCCTACATAATCTTCATCTGCCTGAATCGTAACCACAGGCAAATGCTTTTCAAGTTGCGAATACTCCCAGCCTCCTATCGAATGCACTTCATAATCGCATCCAAGTGATACCGGGCAATACTTAATACTGCTTCGCTCAATCGGAATATCAAAGCGCACGATAACATTGATTGCATTATCAAGTGTAACAAGGTAGCAGATGCGATATTCATTCACTACTTTCTTTTTGATGGTATAAAAGCTTTTGTCACCAACCCTTCGCATGTCATGTACTATGTATTCACTCTGCATAGAATCGGTGAATTCTTCATGAAACTCCATTTTATTCAGGTTCTGCTCGATTTCACGCCATCTTTTTTCCTTATCGTCATTGCTGAATACCAGCTTGCACCAATCCATCAACTTTGCATTGCTTACATTTAGTTCCTTTCGCAGATCCGCAAAACTCATCTTATCAAACTTCTTCATGATAGTAAGGATATCGCTGCGCGTTGGTAGCTTAGTAGTGCGTAGCTTCTTCCCTTGTGTCTTTATGTATGCTTTATATTCATTCATCGCCTTCGGTTTTAATGGTTATACAATCGACTATCTCGCACACTGGCACTTCCATCACCCGGCTAAGATTGATTAGCTGGCGTAGTTTGATGCTGCCTGGATCGTCACACCAATTATGAAGAGTCTTTTTCACTATTGGCGTGTTGCTCCTTTGCATCGCACGTAGGAGAGCAGCTTTGCTCCCTACTGTGCGTGCTATTAGTTGATTTAATTCCTGTCGCTTTCTCATTCGATTGGTTTTAATTTCGGATTGACAATGTAGAATATCTCACGATGTGCTTCGCTGAACTTATGCATGAACACCGCTTCTTCGATTGGCTCATATAGCTTGTCGCGCATGTCACGCTCTAAGCGGAAGGCTATATCCTGTTCCTCATCGTAGCTTTTGGTTTCGATGTTGCAGCCATACTGGTTGGCATAAACCATTATTAACTGCATGTTTTCATTCATGCAACAGTAATACTTGATGTAAACGCCACCAACGTAGTAGTGAGGCAATTTGATTTGAGTAGTGCCTACTCGCACCGGTGCTGTGTGTGTAACTTCGATTAACATTTGTATTGGGTTTTAAATTATTTACTTGATTGCGTTACAGTGGTCACATTGTGTTTCCACGTGTGAGTAGTCCTTAACTACTTCAATGGCATCTTCAATGAATTCCTTCCAGCTTAAATGGTCACATTCGTCATTGCTTGCATTCCACTTATGCATGAAGTCAATAGCTAATTCTTTGACTTCATCTTCATAGCAGTGTGACCAGTCGCAGTAAATGCATGGGAATGAACCTTCTTCTTCGTGTTGAGGGCGATTGTCGATAATAGTTGTATACATGTGTTTTGTTTTTGTTTATCTTTGACGGGTACAAATGTACACCAATTTATTAGTAGTGCAAGTTTTTACACAACTATTTTTAAAATTTAACAAATCGACTGCGTAAGTATCCATATTGGGAAACACTATAACGCATGGCTGGATAAAGCCAGTAGGCTTGCACACGATAAAAACAAAGGAAGTGATTTGTTGCATGAGGTACTTGCCCGGTTAATGGATCGCCCACGGCAGGACATTGAAGATATAGTGTGCAAGGGTAAAGTAGAAGCATACGTGAACAGGGCATTGTGGCTATCGTGGCACAGCAATAGGAGCGATTATGCAATTAAATATCGCAAATACTACGAATTGCACGTAGAAAAACAGGTTGACGATAGCAAACAGGACGAAACATGGATAGGTGCATTCATAGATGGTGAATATCTATACAACGCAATCGGACGTTTGAACGAATTTGATGCAATCCTTTTGCGTCTATACTCAAAACCCGATTTTGACTATAAAGAATTAAGCCGCGAAACAGGTATTCCTTACAACTACCTGCGCACATCAATACATAGAGCATTAAAACGAATAAGAGAATATGTTAAACTTCAACGTTCCCTCTCACATACAGCGCGAGAGATTGAATACTTGCAAAAAATGTAAGTTTTATAACGGCACATTTGGCACTTGTGGTACACCAATCATAGGTAACAACGTCAATCCTGAAGAGAATGATGTAACCTACTACAAAGAGAAGATAAAGCTTTGCGGCTGCTTCATGGACGTGAAGACAAAGTTCCGCTTTGCATCATGCCCAGCACGAAAGTGGTTTGCTCAAGACATGAGTGATGAAGAAATAGCTGCGCTGGATATCTTCATTGGTAAGATAAGCAAAGCTAACAAGATACAACAGGAAGATTTACAAATGCTGTACTATTGGTATAGCAAGATAACGAAGAAGCATGAACGCCCATCCGGGTGCGCATCGTGCATACGTGATCTCATTACAGAATTCCGTAGACAATTAGGTAAAATCGACAAATGAAAATACAACTTGCTAAAACAAAGATATCGTTTGACTACGATGGCACGCTATCCACTACCAAAGGGAAAGAGCTCGCAGCTGAAAAGATTGCTACCGGGCATGATGTGTGGATTATTACAGCACGCCAGCGCGAAGGAAACAATGATGCAGTGAATAGAACAGCTGCACTTTTAGGAATTCCACGTATGCGAATCAAATACACCAATGGCAAAGACAAATTTCCTTACATGGTGCGTTATGACATCGACATCCACTACGATAACAATCAAGACCAGGTTGATTTGATTAACGAGAAAACACTTACACGCGCAATCCTATTTAAATAAATATACCATGCCCCTACCAACACCAAACCCCAAAGAAGAAAAAAACGAATTCATCGCACGCTGCATGAGTGATGCAAAGGTGCAAGGTGAATATCCTGATGCACAGCAGCGCATAGCTGTATGCATAGCGCAGTATGAACAGAAGTGATTTGTAAACATCAAAATAACAAACATGGGACTTCAAAAAGGAATGACCAATAACCCGAATGGTAGACCACTTGGAAGCTTGAACAAAAAAACTTTAGAGTGGGAAGAATTCGGTAGCACCTTTGTAGCTGAAGCGTTACCAAAGGTTGCGGAATTTATAAATGAGTGCATGGATTCACGCGATGAAGATTTGAAGTTTAAGGCTTCAGCACTTACGCTGGATGTACTTGAATACTTCAAACCCAAACAGGCGCGTGTTACCGTAGCTGGTGACCAAAAAGCACCGGTAGTAATCAACGTACACTCCGACTTGTAACAAAAAGGAATCAAAAACTACAATACAACAGAGCATGAAATTAAACTTTAGCATAGCAGCTAACGCAAAAGGCATCACGCTGAACCAATACATCGACTATCAAAACGCGGTCGATAAGGTGGAACAGGTGCGCATCATTACAGGCAAGAGCACAGAGAGCATTCGCCTGCTACAGGTGCATGTAATAGATGAAATCATTGACCAATTTGCAGCTGCGATAAGATTGACAAGCCAAGACTTTGAACGTACGGTGCGCATTGGTGCGTATGAATTAGGTTTTATTCCTGACTTAAGTGCAATGTCTTTTGGTGAATACGTGGATTTGGACAGCATGTGCGCTGAAATCTACAAAGACGGAAAAATCATGGGTGAAGCTGCACACAAAATGATGTGCATACTATATCGCCCTATCGTAGCAAAGTTTGGTAAGTACTACGACATCGAACCGTACAAGACAAATGACAAGCGCAAATACGAAAGCGCAGTAGGCGAATTGACTTTAGATCATGTATTCAATACGCTGCTTTTTTTTTCGAGTTTAGAAATCGAACTATACAACGATTCCCTCGTCTATTTGGCAAAGGAGATAACGGAGATAGTGAAGGAGATGAAGGAACAGCAACCCCTGACGGATTAGGTGTGTATGGTTGGTTCCATATTATCGAATCTTTGGCAGATAGGGACATATCAAAGTTCGATGCAGTTACGGAACGCAGGTGTTATGAAGTGTTTACGCACTTAACGTACTTAGCAGATTACGTGTATGTGCAGAAAATGGAAATGAAAAAAAGGAATAGATGACAAGCTATAACTACAGCTATAACGTTTTAATTAATCGCCTGGAAGCATTCGCAGCTGGGCACTTTTTGATTAAGCGATTTACACATGGTCAAATCGACTTAGCAGATCAACTGCAGGACGATCAATATCCGTTCATGCACGTAACACCTGACACTATCACACCGATTCAAGGTGGTATGCAGTTCGGCTTCATGATAATGTTTGCAGATATTCCACGCGACAAAGAGTACAAGGCAGAATACCAGCGCGAAGTGATTAGCGATTGCGTGCGTTTAGGACAAGACTTGATAGCTGAAGTGCGTAATGGATTAGAGTTGTTTGGATTCGATGTGCAGCTCGTAAACAATCCAACGTTTGAACCATTCATTGAAGAATATAAAAACACAGTGACAGGTGTAGCCTTTACGATTCAGTTAGAAGTGCCGTGGGATTGGTCAGCGTGTGATATACCTGCAGTATGGGCAGTAGGTGGTTCGTCAAGTGGTGGTAGTGGCACAGGTTACGGATTGACACTTCGAACCAATGGTGTAGATAATGCTGTGCAGAACATCCTTGATTTATTAGAAGGAACGAACGTAACTATCACAGACAACGGAGATGGTAGCGTGACCATTGATGCAGCAGGAGGAGGTGAATTGGTTAGTACCGAATGGAACGCAAACCACGCAACAGCAACAGGCAATCCTTACTTAATTGGTGACAGGGTATGGTATAACGGCAACGTATACCAATGCATTGCAAATAACGATGGATTGCTACCAACGAATACAAGCTACTGGACACTTGTTAATGTTGGTTATCGTTTGCGTCAAACACCTGTGGATTGGAACGCAACAAGCGGTGATTATCAAATACTGAATAAACCAACAATTCCTGCAACGATTGTTGAAGATGTAACTGCAACATCGCCTATTCTTTCAAGCGGTGGTGCTACGCCTGATATTTCTATTCAGCCTTCAAATCTTTTTCAGGATGGGTATCTGACTTCTGCGGATTTTACTGCATTCTACAACAAATTCGATGTACCTACGGGTTCAGCTTCGGATTATTTAGATGGAACAGGAGCGCCGGTAGCTTTTCCATCAATACCACCTGCACAAGTGAATTCAGATTGGAATGCAGTTAGTGGTGTTGAAGAAATTCTAAATAAACCAACTATCCCTGCTGCTCAAGTGAACAGTGATTGGAATAGTGTAAGTGGTTTGTCTGAAATACTTAACAAACCTACTATACCCGCAGCGCAAATTCAATCCGATTGGAATCAAAGCAATAATGCTGCACTTGATTTTATCAAGAATAAGCCAAGTATACCAACTACGCTTGACAGCTTAACGGATGTTAACGCACCAACACCAACGAATGGTCAGGTTCTAACATTTAATACAGCCACAGGTCAATGGATTTCGTCTACACCCGCTGCAGGTAGTGGTACTGTTACTTCCGTAGGAACAACAGGTTTAATATCGGGCGGTCCTATCACAACGAGTGGTACGATTACAACCAGCATGAACACCAATAAATTGGTTGGTCGTTATTCTGCAGGTACTGGCATCATGCAAGAGCTTACAATCGGCAGTGGTTTGACATTGACAGGTGCGGGCGTGTTGAATAACACAGCCACACCAACGCCAACAGGTTACTATGGCGCATTTCAAGATAGTACATCACAAACAGCAGCCAGCATAAATACTGCCTATGCAGTAAAATTCAATACTACTGATCTATCCAATGGTGTAACCGTTGTAAATGATGGAAGCTCAAATCCTACAAGGATAACGTTAGCAAATACAGGAATTTATAACATTCAGTTTTCGCTGCAAATGGAGAAAACGGGTGGAAGCGGTAACATGATTGCTGATATTTGGATAAGAAAAAATGGTATTGACGTTCCTTCAACTACAGGGAAAATAGTGCTTACAGGTAGTGCAAATGCCTCTCCGGTTGTGGCGGCTTGGAATTACGTTCTCGATTTAGCAGCAGGAGATTATGTCCAACTAATGTGGTCAACGAGCAATACTAATGTTGAAATAGTAGCTGCTGGTCCTACAGCTCCACATCCGGCAATACCATCCTCAATCTTAACTGTTACTCAACAGGCAGGCATCATGGCGGGTACAGGCATCACAGCCATCAACTCACTTACAGGTGCTGCGCAAACAATAGGTACAGGCACAACAGGAACAGACTTTGCGGTTGTATCATCAGGCACATCGCACACTTTCAACCTCCCTACTGCCAGTGCTGCAAATCGTGGCGCATTAAGTAGCGCTGATTGGTCAACCTTCAATGGTAAGCAGAACAGCATCGGACTAACTACAGTTGGAACTAACCTTGCAACGCTACCGAATCCAAGTGCTGTACGTTATTTGCGTATCAATGCTGATAACACCGTTTCTGCTTTAACACTTTCCGAATTAAAATCGGATATAGGTGTGGGTGGTTATGCTGCACTAACAAGTGACTTTGTTACGAGTGGCACATCTTACCAAAATATCACAGGTTTATCGTTTGCAGTAAGCGCAGGTAAAACATACAAGTGGCGAGCAACGATCATTATTGTTGCAACAGGTACAGTCAATGGTATGCTTAGCACCAATGGGCCAACAGGTACAACGACTTATCGTTTTACAATCGGAACGGGTGGTACAACCAACACAATTAACAATGGTTCTGCTAACAATACCGGAGCGGCTGTATCGCTATCTACTACGCAGCGTATCGCCAGCGCGGATGGTATCTATATAGCTACCGCAAGTGGAACGGTAAGCATGAGTGTAATCGCATCAGTGAACGCACTTGTTACAATCAAAGCAGGTTCCATCGTAGAATTTGAAGAAGTAGCATAATGGCAAGTGAGTTTGAGCAAATACTAAATGAATATGCAGCGACCGTAGTCGAGCGTGCACAATCTAACCTGCGCATCAAAAGAAGGGTGCGTGGTAAAATGGTGAATCGCGTTTCATCGGGCAATTTGCTTAACTCGTTATTGTACAAAATCAAAATTCGGTATGGCAAACCAACCATTGACTTCACTGTCAAAGGTTCGGCTGGTCAATACGCTGATGTAATTGAATTCGGGCGCAAACCAAACTCAAAGATGCCACCTGTCGCAGCTATTGAGAAGTGGATTCGCATGAAGCCATTGAAGCTGCGCAATAGACAAGGTGAGTTTATCAAGTCAACAGAGAGCGCAATCAAAAGCGCAGCATACAATATCGCACGCAGCATTGGTGAAAATGGTATTGAAGGTATCAACTACTATGGTGAAGCTATAGACGATACATGGGACGAATACAAGGATAAGCTAATGGATGCTTACGTAAAAGACATTGAACAAAGATTATTACTAAATAAAAGATAATGGCATTAACAATCGTAGATGAACCCTTCAACTGGGTGGTGCGTGGTCAAAAGATTATGCTGATTGCATCGAGCACAGAAGTAGCGCAACAAGGTTTTCGCTATGGCTTGAACATTACCGTTGATGCTAAGACGTACACATTCTATTTGTCACCTGCTCCCGACAACTACATGTACTTCGACATTTCACCACTCGTTGACGATTTACGCAACCAGCAATTTCACTTTAGCACGAGTGATACATTTGACGATACGAGCAGGTATTCGCTAAGCGCAGCAATAACCGAATGGTGGTTAGTTGGTGGTGTGCTTACGGAGAATGAAGGTAGCGAAGTAACGATGGAAGGGCGCATCGTAATCAATGGTTACTATCAAGTGTACGATGGGTACAAACCAAATCCTGAAGTTGGTGTTGACGACATCAAGTATGTGCTACAAGTTAGCTTTAACTACGCAATGAGTGATCGTAAATACGGCACGCATTCGTGGTATTTAGCCCCAACATGGAACGCAGGCAATCCAACAGCACAGAATATCATTTGGATTCCTTCATACGAAACCGATTACGGAACATTGAGCATACCGGGCAATGCAAACTACATGTATAACAACCTTGTGGACAACGTGCGCATTGTATTGTATAAAGCAAATGGTTCAACTCTTACCGAAACGCTAACGTTAAATGCATACGATATCGAAGCTTTGCCTGTTTATCCAGCTAATATGAATGCTTTTAGTGGTGCGTGGTCAATCAAACCAAATGAAGTAGACAATCCAGGTTGGAGATATTACGAAGTGTTTGCCCGAACAGGCAGCACACAATCAAGTGTAAAGTATCGCTTCTACAATGCAGCTTACTATGGTCAAAAGGATTGTCACAATGATGTTATTCGTTTGGGATGGGTTAACAGTCGCGGTGGATGGGATTACTTCAACTTCATAAAGAAGTCGGAAATGAATGATGAGATTGAGCGCAAAAAATATCGTAAGGTATTGTTCAATAACACAATAGGCGTATTCAATAAAGACGATCGCGGATTGTTTGAACGTAGGAACTTAGTGCAGCAAGTATTAACAGTAACCAGCGATTTCATTCAGGAAGGTGAATTCTTATTCCTTCGCTCATTACTTGTGAGCAATCAAGTTGTATGGATAACCCAGCGCAACGGTGAGAATATTGCGCTGCCTGTCAACTTAGACGATACTACCTACACCGAACGCAAGACACGTGATGGCAAGCTTTACAACTTGTCTTTGAAAGTAAGAATGGCAAACGAATATTGGACATAACATGAACGGAGAAGTACAACTGATAGTAAATAATATAGGACCTGCGAACGTTGCGAGCATGAGCAATGATCCTATACTCATGGGCATTGGTGCGTTATCGCGCTTTGTTGTTACCAGCTCACCTGAAATCGCAGCGTTGCCATTAGCGCAACCTATTACTATTTACAATGCAGCAGGAGATAGCGTAACTAAAACGCTTAACTCAATGGTTGTCGATTCACCTGTGCCCGGTCAAACAAGATTGAACTTAGCAGGCACATGGTCGGACGATTATTCAGCGGCTGCAGGTGGTTATATTATTGTGCAAACAGGAACGCAATACTATCTTGACTTATTCGAAAACGAAAGCATATCGCAGAACTGGAAGTTTCAAGACTTATCCAACTTTACTGCGCAGGGCGCATTTAGTCGTGAGTTTAGAATACCGATGTCTGATAACAACATCAAAGCTATCGGTCCATTATTCGATACCAACTCCGAACAGGGAGTGGAAAACTATTTCTTCTACAAACTGCCTGCAGAGATTCGTGTAGATACGCTGCCGATTGCAACCGGTTATTTGCGTGTTCGCAAGGTATACAAGCAAATGAATCGCATCAACGAAGTAGAGGTTGCCTTCTATGCTGAAACGCCTGATTTGGTGCGCACCATTGGTGAAAAAAAGCTAAGTGATATTGCTGCGCTTGCAGATTTAAATGAAGTAATGACCTATGCCAACGTCACAACTCAAACAGCTGACCGTATTTGGGCTTTGTGTGATCGTGGTCAAAAATGGAGTAATGATGGCACTGCAGGTTCGCGACCAATACGAAACGCAAGCATACCAATTTACCCGGCTGATTTAACACCTGCAGTTAGTTGGTGGTTTCTATTGCAGAACATCGTAACCGAAGCAGGATTTGAACTTGTTGCATCTTCACTTGAAAACATCCTGAATGATTACTGGATGCCATTTTGCAACACGCCACAATTAGCTGTAACGGATTTACCAAATCAGTATTTTTTTAGAGTATATAACAACGGTCCTCAATTAATACCCGCCTTTAATGCCTATTTGCCTTTAGAAGCAGATACTATTGTTTTTGACAACAGTGGTAATTTTGACACGACTCAATATGCATATACTGTACCTGTAACCGGTGAATATACATTTAATGGATTATTAAAAATAGATGGAGCAACAGTTAGCAGTTTAAATCAATCAGTAAATGTTGGTTTATTTATTAACGTTAGTACAAACGTTGTAAATTATTTTACTGCACCTGTAGAGCAGGGTGGAATACAATACGTTCCTTTTACGTTTACTGCTACATTGCAACAGGGTGATATAGTTGTGTTGGCATTAAATGCTGTCAATGCTGCATTAGGATTTACGTTGTTGGCTGGTGATGGGACACTTAATAGCACTTTTTGGGAAATAAGTAGTGTGTTAGGATATACCAATCAAACAATAAACTACCCATTGAATGCACCCAACATGCGCCAAATTGATTTCGTTAATGACGTAATCAAGATGCATAATTGCGCTATCGTGCCAAGCCGCATTGTGCCGAATCGCATTGCAATCATTCCACAAAACAACTATTTAGGTACAGGTGATGTTTTAGATTGGACACCAAAGCTTGATATATCGAAGGATGTAGCTATTTCAAGCACAGTAGATATTCAAAAGGCAACGTTTCAATTCACATATACATCAGGCGAAGATGTCTACAGCAAATTGTATAGAGATGCAAACCGCATATATGGTGACTATAAAGCAGAAGGTTACACCATAAACCCATCGACTGCGCCAAGCGACTTTGCAATAGGTGACCAAAAAGTGCAGTTGGTTACACGCAGTGCACCTGCTGCCATAATACCCGGAACGGGTACACCCATTCAATGCTTTTACAATGATCAGTTGGAATTTGTTGTGCCCGGTCCGCGATGTTTGTATAATGCCAATAGTGAAAATATTAATCTATATAATGAAATAACAACCATTGCAACACCAACTACTTCCGTTCCTGTTTTAAATCATTACAGCAATACTTATCCAACTGTAGATGATTACGATTTGAATTGGGCTCCTGAAGTTCCGCCACACGTTGTAACTGTTTCAGCTAACCCATACAACAATTTATTCAATTTGTATTGGCGCAATTATATGAATGAACTGTATTCTCCTGAAGGTAGAATAATGGAAGCATTCTTTGCGCTTGACTTAAAGGATATACTCACGTTTTCCTTTGCTGATAAAATATGGATTCAGGATAGTTATTGGCGAATCCTTGAGGTGACCGATTACAAGGTAGGTTTATACGATAGCACAAAGGTTAAGCTTATCAAATTCCTTGATCAAATCAATGACTGCTCAATACAGCCTACTATCGTAAGTGCTAACGGAGAGGTTTATTTCCAAGATGGCGAGGGAAACCCAGCAGCTGCAAATGAAGATTGCTGTTCACGCTACGGATATTTTTGGGACGAAATCAATGGTGTGTGCTGGGCATTCAATAACGGTGGTCAGTTCCGCAATTCGATTGTTACGCCAAACAATATCCAACGTACCGGGATAGAATCAATATATGCACAACTATCAACGAAGACGAATTCAGTTATTAATGGAGAAGGCTTAAATATTATTGATAGCAACCCGAATACTTTGATGGTTGGAAAGGATTTGAGCTTAACCAAATCTGTTGATGGCAGCAATTTATTAGGCAAGAATGTTATAACGAATCTACCCGGCTTGCATGTGGGTGGTGGTTATCGTGATGGAGATTCAACTTCAACTTACTACGGATGGGCGCAGTTTGGAACTTTTGTATTGCAACGCTATCCAACAATTAATGTATCCGGTCAAACAGAAGATTTATACATTGAAGCTATAGCTGGTGAATACATCAATATGCCTAATAACACTCTGTGGAGTTGCATTTGGAATGTGACTATTAAAGACAATACTGGAGCAAGCGAAACATCATTGCATCACTTCACGCTTGAAAAGATAGGTGGTCTTGCTTATGCCAGTGCTATCAATACATTGAGCACAATAGGTTCGGTTGGTTCAAACGTATTCACTTTCGGCATTGATACTACAACTAACACTGATGAACATAGAATAAATGTCACATTTACAGGTGGGAGTTACATTGATAAATTCTTTATTACATCATCACTACAATACCAACAATCAAAAACAACATAATGGATTCAATCAAAAACTCAATGCGCTATATCCAGCTTGGAATCGCAGTAAACAAACAGCATAACTATTCGCTACGTAAATGGCAGCGCGTATTGTGGTATGTTACGCTGTATACATGGCGCATCTTGCTTGCATCAAGTGTTATCTTCTTAATTTATAAACTTATTTACTAATGGCTGAACCTATTGTAAGGACCTTTGAAATTGACACATCGAAAAGTGAGCAGAACCTAAGACAGTTAGGTAATGCTTTTGATAGTGCGGATAATTCAGGTAAATCACTCAAGGCGCAGCTGCGCGAATTACAGGCGCAGTTAGCTAACACTGATCCGCAAACAAAGAAGTATCAAGAACTGAGTGCTGCGGCTGGTGAACTGAAAGATAAAATCAGTGACGCAGCGCAGGCAGTAGGTACGCAAGCAGGTGGTGCATTTGAAAAGGTTAGTGGTTCACTTGGACTTGTCACATCGCGCATTGCATCGCTCGATTTTGAAGGTGCTGCAGAAGGTGCGAAGTTACTTGCAAAGAATATCACAGAGATTAAGCCGGGTGATATTGCCAAAGGCATTCAAGGTATAGGTAGTGCATTTGCTTCCATTGGTAAGGCGTTGCTGACCAACCCTATATTCCTTATCGGTGCAGCCATAGCAGGTGCGATTATTTATGCTGAAGAATTGCTATCGCTCGTTGATGGTGTTACAGATGCTGAACTTGAACAACTTGATATTCAAAAACAACGAGCAGCGCAATCAAAACAGCAATTAGATGATATTAGCCAACAGGAAAATCTTCTTAGGCTTCAAGGTAGAAGCGAGCGTGAAATATTACAGTTAAAAATTGCAAAGGCAAACCAAGCGATACTTGAGCAAAAGTCTGTAATTACTACACTTGAAATTCAAAGGCAGGCACAGATAGACGCAGCAGAAAGAAATCGCAAAATAACAAGTGGTATTATTCAATTTTTGACTTTACCTATACAGGTGTTATTAGGCACAGTTGATGAAATCACAAAAGGACTTAATGCGATAGGCGTAATCAGTGATGAAACATTTGCCAGTATAGGCAACCAGCGTGATAAGTTTAATACAAGTTTAAGCACATTAGTGTTTGACCCAGCTGAAGTAGCTGAAGAGGGCAATGCTGCTATTGAAGAACAAAAGAAGATATTACAGCAGTTAGAAAATACACAAGCTGGTTTTCAATTGTCGATTCAAGCAATCGATAAGAAAGCAGCTGATGATCGTAAGAATGCAGAGGATAAACAAGCGGCTGATGCAACAGCAAAAAGAAATCAAGATGCAAAAGAATATGCAGATGCTGAAAAAGCAAAAACTGATGCGTTAGAATTAGAAATCAAGAGACGAGAGCAGGCAACACAAACATATTACGATAAGTTAGCAGCTTTGCAGGATGCAAACTTTCAAGCTACATTGAGTGAACAAGAGAGAGATGAACTTGCACTTACTCAAAAATATGAAGACTTATTTGCGGCTGCCGATGCTGCTGGTATTAGCACTAAAGAGTTACAGGAGCAGTTAGGATTAGAACTGTTAGGTATTCAACAAAAGTATGATACCGCAAGTGTTGAGCTAACTAAGGTTACAGAAGAACAAAAGCAAGGTTTACAACTTGAAACTGTACAGAAGGGTTTAGAATGGGCAAGTAAAGGCATTGATGCACTTACTAATTTAAGCGATATATACTTTGCAGGAAGGTTAGCATCAGTCAAGAAAGGAAGCAAAGAAGAAGAAGCACTTGCAAAAAAGCAATTTAACTTTAACAAAAAAATACAACTTGCAGGGGCTATCATTGATGCAGGTAAAGCGATAACAATGTCACTTTCTCAATCGCCTGTGGCAATAGGTGCTGTACCTAACCCAGCTGGTATTGCATCGCTTGCGTTCGCGGCGATTACGAGCGGGATTAACATTGCAAAAATTGCATCGACTAAATTTGAAGGTGGTGGCTCAGCGCCGGATACACCTACACCATCAATTGGAGGAGGTGGGGGTGGAGATAACAGCACACAGCCTGCGCAGTTCAATCCACTTGCAGCGCAGTTCGTAAACAATCGCCCGGATCAATACACGCCACGCGCATATGTGTTAGCAGGTGATGTATCAAGTCAACAGGAGGTACGCGAAAACGTAGAAGACTTAGCACGTATAGGATAAAATAAATATATTTAAAACATGGAAAAAAGAAAAGTAGTTAAGTGTGTAATTGACGAAGAAGGCCGTTTAGGTATTACGGCAATGGGCTTAGTAGACATGCCTGCAATCGAAGAAAACTGGATTGCATTGAGCAAGATGCAACTTGCCAAAGTAGATGACGAACGTAGGATGTTATATGGACCTGCGTTAATCCCGGATAAAGAGATACTGCGCTACGATGAAAAGGGAGAGCCATACTATGTATACTTTGAAAAGGCAACGGTGCAGGCAATCGCGCATCAATTCTTCAAAAAGAATCTGCAACACACCACTAATCTACAGCATGAGATACCAGTAACAGGTGTGACAGTTGTCGAATCATGGCTAAAGGAAGGCAAGAATGATAAGAGCATCCAACTTGGATTGCCTGAACTACCCGATGGCACATGGTTTATCGGGACCAAAGTGGATGAAGATCACGTATGGAATGATGTGAAAGAAGGGAAGGTAAAAGGCTACAGCATCGAAGGCTTCTTTAATGAAGTAGGTGTAGCTATGAGTGGCGTAAAGAACTACGAAGCAGAATTGGTTTTGGAATTAGAACAAATTCTTGCAGGTTTAGGAAAATGATATATATTTGCCGAACATTGGTTGATATACCGTCATAAGAGATTTAGGTTTTAGATTAAAAAGATAGGGGCAAACGAGCCCCTTCTTTTTTTTTACAGCATGCACGCACGCGAATATTCTGCAACGGTCATCTTGCTTGCTTTCGCGTTTTTCATCACTGCCTTGTACTGCTTTTCAGTTAGTCTTACTGAAATCTTCTTTGTCATGAATTCAGGGTTTTCTTTCATAATATGAGTATTTATTTATACTGCTAAGATAAGACATCGGGTTGCATGTAACAAAATGCTGTTTTTGCTACTATACCTAAATTATAACGATGTCAAACATTAAAGAACAAATCAAATCCGTATTTGCAAAGTACGGCATTGAGCCGTCAAGCGTTGGTATCAAATTCGAAGAAGAAGCTGCAACAGAAATAAAGTTTGCTGTTGAAGGCACTTTGAATGATGGTACTAAAATTTACTCAACTGCCAACGAATGGGTAGTTGGTGTGGATATCTACACAATGGATGCTGAAGGCAATCCAGTACCTGTGCCTGCAGGCGAATACCTATTAGAAGATGGTGTTACCAAAGTGGTAGTAGGCGAAGATGGAATGGTTGCCGAAATCGAGCGTGAAGAACAATCTACTGAAATGAGCAGCGAAGATCTCGTAGCTGTAATCGGTTCATTGTCGGAGCGTATCGCAGCTTTGGAAACTGAAAAGACTGAACTATCTGCTGCTGTAGAATCTGCAAAGAATGAAGTGGCAACAGTTAAGGCTGAGCTTGCTTCAGTTAAGAAAGCACCTGCTGTTCCTTCAGTTAAATCACAAGAATTCAAAAAGAATGCTGCACCGGTTGTTGCTTCGAATGGTTCATCATTCAGCGATTTCATGGAAAGCATTCGTTCTAAACAAGTAAATTAATTCACCTCATAAATTTTAATTCAAAATGCCAACAACAACTTCACTCACCACCACCTATGCAGGTGAATTAGCTGGTGAAATCGTAGCAAAAGCTTTGTTGTCTAACGTTTCTGCACAGTACGTTACAATGAAGCCAAACGTACCTTACAAATCAGTAGTACGTAAAATTGATGACACCGTATCATTTGCGGCTGGAACATGTGACTTTACTCCAACAGGTACTATCACTTTGACAGAGCGCATTTTGACTTTGGAAGAATTCCAAGTTCAGCGTCAAATCTGTAAGAAGGACTTCTTCATTGACTGGACTACTGCCGATGTAATGTCAGGTCGTGTTAACACACAAATTCAGGATGCAATCATTGGCCGTTTGGTTGGTGGTATTGCTGCTGCTAACGAAACAATCATGTGGTCAGGTGTTAAAGCTACCGCTGGTCAGTACGATGGTTTCGAAACTTTGATTAAGGCTGCAGGTTCGAACGCTGTATCTGCAGGTTCAGGTGCAATCAACGCTGGTAACATCATCGCTACCATTTGGGACATCATCAACACAACTAACGCTGCTGTTAAAGGTGCTGCTGAGAAGCCTGCATTGTACATGGGACAAGCTGCATGGGAAGCTTACATGGAAGCACAGATTGCTGCTGGTAACGGTTGGTACTTGACAGGTGGTCCTGAAGTAAACAAGCGTTTCGTAGGTATGTACGAAATCTACGTTTGTCCGGGTATGACTGCTAACAATATCATCTTCGCTCAACCAAGCAACTTGATGTTGGGTACATGGCAGGAGAACCAAATGAACGAAGTGTTCATTTTGGACATGCAGAATCTTGATGGTTCACAGAACGTACGCTACGGTGCACGTTTTTACTTGGGTGCACAGATTGCAGTTGGTGAAGACATCACCTACTGGGGTGCATAATCAATAAAATAACAAGGGGGTGTAACAGCCCCCTTTTAACCAACTAAAAAAATAATAATATGGCTTGTGAATTAACAACCGGCTTTACACTTGGATGCCTTGAAGGTATCGGTGGTGTTAAAGAAGTATTGATTGCTAACTTTGAAGACTTCGAAACAGGGATCACTTACGGTGGTGCTAATGGCGAAGTAGATGCGTTGCCTACTGCAACAATCTATCGTTACGTTCCATTCCGTAACTCAGGTTCATACGTAGAAACGGTGCAAAAGAATTTGGAAACAGGTACACTGTTTTTTTCTCAGGAAGTTGGATGGACTTTTGGTAAGTTGAATCAAGATATGCGCAACGAGTTTTTGAATGTTGCTAAAGCGAAAATGATTGTATTCGTTCGCACGAATGATGACCAAATCCTTTTGGTTGGTGCAGGCGAAGGTGCGCAGCTTACCGCTGGTACTGTGCAGTCAGGACAGCAAAAGGCAGATTTGATGGGTTACCAAGTAACTTTGATTGCTGAAGAACTTGCTCCAGCTGTTCACCTTGAACCTTATGATCCAGCTACTGAAACACCATTTGGTAACTTTCCGACCATTACTGTAAGCCCTGCTTACTAAGAATTTGTTTTCCGTTCTGTGTGTCTTGTTGTATTGTAAAGGGGGCAGGTTTACACTTGCCCCTTTTTAAATAAAAGAATAAATGATTTATCTAACTACAAATACAGCCAATCAGCAGGTATACCTATCACTTGACGAAGCGCGACAGTATTACAGCACAGCATTCACGCACTATCTTATCATTCTTACACACGAAGAAAACAGCACCACCGGGAATGACCTTGCACAGGTAGCTACGATTGTTAATGAAACGGTGCGTGTTACACAACTTACTATTACCACAGTTGGATTAACTTTGGCAGGTAGATACCGATATGTAGTGTACGGACAAAATTCATCGAGCAATACCAATCCTACCAATGCCGCAGTTGTTGGCATTGTAGAGCGTGGTTATGCTGTTTTAAATGACAACACAAGTTGGTTTGATGTGCCAATCAATACCATTCCAAACGATATAATCTATGAACCATAACGAATCAAATATAGTTTCGCTGAAGCTTAGTGAATACGTAGCCAAGAGCGATGCTGAAAAGGTAGACAGGAAGGGATGGGTAAACTACGGAGATGCGAACGACTTCCCGCAATATCTGCGTGATTTATCACACGAATCGCCAGTGCATGGTTCACTTGTTGTGGCCATTGGTGACATGATAGCAGGGAAGGGCATTCAATCGGAGCAATACCAAGCCGAATTAGATGCGCTAAACATTGATACTTTAACCTATGCAGCCGCGCACGATTTGAAGTTGTTTGGTGGTTTCTATATCGAAGTGATTTGGAGCAATGACAGAACGGTTATATCAAAGTTGAACGCTATTCCTTTTGAAGAATGCCGCATTGCAGTGAATCAAGATGACGATACTGAAATAGGAATCTTTCACAGCTACGATTGGAGCAATACACGCAAGAAAAGAAACACACCTGAATTCATACCGAAGTACAATTATTTGACACGTGAGCAAGAGCCACGTCAAATCTATTGGTGCTTCACTTATACTGGCAGCGATGTTTACCCACGTCCTGATTATTGGAGCGCAATTAACTACATTGAGTTAGATAAGCAGATATCTATATTCCATATCAACCAAATCTCAAACGGTTTATTCCCTTCGACTATCATTAACTTCTACAACGGGCAGGCAACACCTGAACAGAAGCAGCAAATGATGATGGATTGGGAGAATAAGATGTCGGGAGCACGTAACGCTGGTAAGGTGGTTATGTTCTTCAACGAGCGCGATCAACCTAAAACTGAAATCACTCCATTCCCTGTCAACGATGCAGATAAGCAATATGCATTGATGAATGATACAGCGCAGCAAAAGATTATTACTGCGCATCGTGTGACTACGCCACTGCTTTTCGGTATACGTGAGAATACAGGATTCGGTAGCAACAAAGATGAAATGGCTGTCGGTTTGGAGATATTCAACAAACAAGTGATTGAGCCGTATCAGGCAAAGATTAACTACAGCTTAGAAGAATTATTGAGCACTCAAATGCCCGGTGTAACATTTGAAATCATACCAAATACACCACTTGCAGTTGAGCAGGCTGAAGCTGTTGTTGATGTAACAGGTGGCACTACTACCGATGTGGCTGCTACTGCTTTGAATGGTGCACAGATTAGTTCACTTATCGACATCGTAATGCAAAGTGCTGCGGGTGCTGTGCCTGTTACCAGCGCAAAGGCAATCGTGCAAGCTGCATTCCCAACATTGCCAGCTAATACTATCGATGCAATCTTTGCCGATGTTTTACCCGGTTCACTGCAACCTACCGAAGTGATTCAATCGAGTGTTGAGTTAAAAAAAAAAGTAGATGCTGCTGACTTTGATGATAACAAAGTAGCAGATGCATTAATTGCATTAGGTGAGGACCAAGATGAAGATTGGGTGTTGATTGATGAGTACGATGTTGACTACGAAACAGACGATGCAGATAACGAAAGTATAGAAGCGCACAACTTTGCCAAGACAAGCACAGGCACTGCACGACCTAATGCAAAGTCTGCGCAGGATGAAACCATTGACGATGTAAAGTTCTATACACGTTACAAATACAGCGGAGCAATTCAAGAGAATTCGCGTGAGTTTTGCCGTAAAATGATTGCAGCTGATAAGCTCTATCGCAAAGAAGATATCATGCAAATGGGTAAGCAAATAGTTAATGAAGGATGGGGACCACGAGGGGCTAATACCTATAGCATTTGGTTGTGGAAGGGCGGAGGAGCATGTGGCCACGTGTGGCGCAAAATGACCTATGCAAGTGCAAAAGGTTTTGGTTTGGACTTGACTAATCCAGACATTAAAGAAGCAATGGATGCACGAGTAAAGAAAGCTGGGTATACAGTGCGCAATAATCCGAAAGTAGCACAAGAGCCACGCGATATGCCTTATGAAGGTTTCCTTCCTGACAATCCACGTTTTGCAAATAAATAATTAAAACTATGGCTGAAGTATTACTTATATCCGAAAACTACGTGAAGAAGTACACTACCATCAACGGCAGTGTAGATCCAAACCTTCTATATCCATCAATCTATTTGGCGCAAGACAAATGGCTGCTTCCCTTTTTGGGAACTGATTTGCTCAATAAGATAAAAAATGATGTGGCAAACAATACGATTGCAGGTAACTATCAAATACTCTTAGAAGATTACATTCAAAAGATGCTCCTTTGGTGGGTTATGGTGGATGTAACTCCGAATCTCTGCTATCGCATGGACAACGGCACGCTGGTACAACGTCAAAGTGAAGATACTGTGCCTGTTTCGGATTTGGTCATGAAGGATATGATTGACCGGGCACGTCAAAACGCGGAGCATTACACCACTTTGTTAGTCGATTACTTATGTGCTAATAGCAGTTTGTTCCCTGAATACTCAACAGCGCAATGGCCTGACCGTTCACCGAGAACAGATGTAACCAATACGCTAAATTATCAGTTCAGCACAGGCAATACTGCAACCAGCTTTCGCCATACTTACTCACGTAACATCCTTAATCGCATACCATGAGTGATAAAAAGACACTAAAGCAGGAATACACCGAACGTTTACGCAAATACGAGCGTGAGCTTTCACTTAAATTAAGAAGCAATGTCAACAAAGAAGCAGACAAAACCAAAAAGTGAACAGTCAAGTAATACTTACAAGTTCATTCGATACAACCTTCAGTTGCTCGATGGCTTGTGGTCAATACCGATAGCTTTTGCGCTGTTCATCATTGCAGGTACATTGAGTGCAGAATACTTTGGCGATGCGCTCATATCTACCGAATACGTGCAATACATCGTGCTGGCTTCACTCATCATGGTGTTTGCTAACTTCATTACCTTTTTAGGAATTCGTTTCAATTTTAAGGCACTACAACGCGAAGTGTATAGTAAGGAAATCAAGTATGAACTAAACACATATTTAACCACATGGCAAAAGGTTGTCTTATACCTGCTATTATATGCATTCTACTTTGCTGCATTCCTGTTTATCTTACGCATGCTGATGACGGCTACTGCGTAAGGCTTTGCGCTGAATCGTTTGTCGGTGTAAAAGAGAAGGGTGGCAACAATCGAGGTTTTACTGATCCTGTGTTGCAAGTATTAATGCGACAGGAAGGATGGATACCCGGTTATGCGTGGTGTAGTTTCTTTGTCATGGCTATGCTCAATGAATGCGGCATACCGAATAACATTACAGGATGGGCTCCTACTGCATACAATCGCAAAGATGTGATTTATGACAATGGTAAGTTTCTGCAAAGCTATAGCAGCAGCGATGTGCTGGTAATGACGTTAAGTTACAACGATAAAAATAAACGCTTCAAAGGAATCGGTCACACCGGTATCGTGGAGCGCATAGGCAAACATTCAGTACGCACCATTGAAGGCAACACTAACCAAGCAGGTTCAGCTGATTCGCGAACAGGCGATGGTGTATTAGTGAAGATACGCCCACTAACTAAAAACTTACACATTACACGATGGGGCAAAAAGAATTAAGAAGGATTGTGATAATTTTTTCAATAGCAACAATCGTAGCTGTTATGATTATAACCGGGTTGAAAACGTGCAACGATCCCGTAACAAATCCTGCTATAAAAAGATTACAGGACATCAATGATTCGCTGTATCAAATCATTGAAACCAATAACGAAAAAACGGATAGTCTATTCTTGAAAATTGACAGCCTGCAGATTCACCAGGACACAATCATAGAACGCCAACAAATCACTAATGAAATATACCGCAATGAAACCTATAACATTCTTTCTGCTTCTCCTACTAACTCCAATAATCAGTTCCGCTCAACCCTCAAAAAATCGGACTCCCTACTCAAAGCAGGATTTTACACCCGAACTTACAACCTACGATCAGCAGCTTTTCAATCTCAACTTCAATAGCATGCTGTATTGGTATAGGACTGCTTATGAAATCGACAGTCTATACCAAATGGAACGGCTCAAGGTTACATACTACGCAAAGATTACAGGCATTCAGGCAACGAGTTATGAAACATTGGCGGAAATCTACGCCAATAAGCAAAGCATTGAAAAGGCTATACAATCGGAGAAAGATGCGGAAATTAAGCTGCTAAAAAAAACCAATAGACGGTTAATAATTACGAACACCGCGCTCACATTAGGTATCACAGGGCTTGCTTTTTCTACTATATATTTTGCAATCCTATAGTTATGGAATTCGAACTACGTGATTTGATTACTTTAATAGGCGCAAGTATATCGCTTGCATCACTATATTTCGCTCTAAAGCGCAGTGTTGACAAGTTAGCTGGTCATGTTGCCAGTATTGAAACGTTTCACAAAAGAGAAATTGAAATGATAAACGATGCAATCAAAGAACAAAAGACTGAGTTGAATTCAAAAAATGCAAAGCTGGAAGGGAAGATTGATTCGATTCAATCACACATAGCGCAAATCAGTACATCACTTGCTGAATTGAATGGCTATTTGAAGGCTAAATAACAACTCGCATGAATAACATAGATCGTGAAAAGCTACATCGTGAAATACATGATGGAACAGGATACATTGCCCATCGCGTTCGCGCAATCATTAAGAAGTATAACCTCGACATCACAGCTGATTCATTAGAAAAAACCTATCGTAGATGGGTAATAAAGCTTGATACAAAGGAACCAGCACCTGTTAGCCAGCTAAACAAATTAGATAATCATTTAGGTGATTTCACCAATATGATGAATGAATTGATACCGCAGGAAGCGAATCCACTCGACCTGCCACCTTCACAAGAAGTCAATTACAAACCATTTAAGCTACCGATAAACCACAACAATATTCTGCTGCTGTCGGATATTCACGTACCTTATCACAACATTCAAGCTTTAACGCTGGCGCTTAAATACGGGCTTGACAACGATGTCAATACCATTCTACTCAATGGTGACATAATCGACTTCTATGCTATCAGTCGTTTTGAGAAGGATCCACGTAAAAGAAACTTTGGACATGAGGTGCTAATGACTCGCCAATTTTTAGGCACGCTGCGCAAACTATTTCCGAATGCTGCGATATATTACAAGTGTGGTAATCACGATGTGCGCTATGATCATTACATCATGCGCAATGCTCCTGACCTTTTGGGCATGGATGAATTCAACTTTGAATCATTGATGCATTTGGATAAGTACAACATCACTTTTATACCCGATAAACAAATCATTCACGCTGGTAAGCTTACGATTTTACATGGTCATGAATTGGGCGCATCGGTATTCAGCCCGGTTAACATCGCACGTGGTCTGTTCCTTCGCGCAAAAGACAGTGCATTGTGTGGACATCACCACCAAGCAAGCGAACATACAGAGCCAAACATCAACGGTAAGATAACAACGTGCTGGAGTGTTGCCTGTTTGTGCGAATTGCATCCTGACTACATGCCCATCAACAAGCACCATCATGGATTTGCACACATCAAGGTATTAGATTCAGGCGAATTTGAAGTGAGTAACTATCGCATTGTTAATGGCAAGATTCGTTAAATGAAAAAGCCCCTAACGTTTTAGGGGCTTAGTTCAATCAAATAACAAAAACAAATTAGCAATTACACACTAACAGGGCAAAGATAGAATGAAACGCAAACAACATCCAAAAGTTATCCATCGAAAGTTAGGAAGGGAAAAGGCGGATGGACTTTATTCCGACAACGTCATTGAGATAGATCCAACGTTGCCACCTATGCGCTATCTCATTGTGCTCATTCATGAATATCTGCATCACATCCAGCCGGAGTGGAGTGAGGAAAAGGTGGATGCTGAAGGTGAATCTTTAGGTCGCTTTCTTTGGAAGCATGGCTATCGCAAGGTGCAGCAATAGTTAAAACATATGCGATACACCAGCATCAGTTATTTCAGTTTTTATTTTTTCTAACAAATCTTTTGCGTAGTTGCGCACATCATCTGTATAGAAATCAATTTCAGAACTACATTCAATATGCTCCCGTAATTCAAGAATAATATCATGTAGTTTTACTCCATTTACCACACAATCAAATGCGTGTTGGTCTTTGTCAAGTTCAAACGTTAGTGTTGCTTTCATTTTCTGCTTTATTTGGTAATCCATTTTTACTATCGCTATATCCTTCACTGTATGCATTCAATATGTTTTCAAGTTCCCATGTTTGGGCTTTCATCATGAAGGCATCCAGTTCAATCCATGATATGTTTACTGATGGACCTTGAAATCTTTTGCGTAGGGCTTTGCTCAGTTTACGCATTGCCGTTTCTTTTTTATCTTCCTGTTTCATCTTGTTGTTCTATTTGTTTGATTTGTTTGTGCAGGTCGCGCAGGGCGAGTGCGATTATCCATAATGGAATTGCTAAGATTATTGCTGGTATCATAACCACTTTGTTTCTTTAGTTAGAGTGAATAATTCTTTGTTTACTGATTTGATTTTATGGTGCAGGTTGTCTTTTACATAGCGTGTTTTAGCTGTGACAAACATCTGTAACAGGTTAGTTCGCTCTGTCTTCAGCTCGTCTATTGAGCGCATTTTCTTTGCTCCCATTCATTTTTAGTATTTCGTTTTTCACATGGTGGTAGTATGCTTTGACAGAATAGAATTCACCGGTGCCATCGAAGTCCTGCATGATGTCGCTGGGTGCGTTTGTCAATGCTTCATCTACGCAATACAGGGCAGCGTTAATAGCACGCATGTGCATCAAAGCTAAGTCGCCATGTTGATCACCAGCTTCGACTATATCAAAATAGTTCGAGTACAGTTGCCATGCTTTTTCTTTTGCTTTCATTGTTTAGCTTATTAATTAATTCGATTACTTGTTCCTTGTTGTAGTAGTGCTGCATTGAATTGCGCACGTGGTCTTTGAGTTGGTCAGTTGTCATTTATCACCTCCCTTTTTTATATGTTTCCATCTTTCTTTAAAAAAATCATGAAGATGCTCAATAGTTATGTTTTCGCTACCATATTCTTTAGGTGGATTCCTTGTTAAATAACTAAGGAGCGATTCCATTTTTCCTTGCCTTTTCATTTGTCACCTCCTTCTGTTATCCTCACCATGTGTCCTGTTCGGTGGTTTACAAGGAATTCAATTGAATCAACGGATACTATTGACAATGATGCTCCACTTTCATAGTTGAAGTCTCTAAATTGAATTCTATTACCTTGTAATTGCGATTCTATTTGATGCTCATTACATCCGCACAATGCAATAAATAAAATAATTGCTATCGTTTTATTCATTTGTCACCTCCGTATGTTTCGTTGTAGTATTCTTTTGCAAAAGACATATGATGATGGTCATCTTTTCCAGCATCATAAGCATCAATAATCTGCTCCTTTTCTTGTTCTAAACATGGCTTCACCTCATTCAAAAAATCCCTTGAATCTTGGCTAAACACATTAAATAAATTGGGTGCGTACTTCTCAACGATACGCATTGCCTCTTGTAGTGCTGTTAGTTTACTCATAGTGCTAAAGTATTAAGGTATTCACGCCACATTGGTACACGCTCCTGAAGCTTTGCGATTGCATCTGCATCAAACTCCACAACCTTTTCATGGATGCGTTCAGCGATGGGTATATCAAACGCCCATTCGTCTTGTGGCGTTTCAAGGTTTGCATCCGGGTATTCGCGAATGAAACGTGGCATGTCGTATATCATGTTGCGCTCAATGCTTTTTGCTTTCTTAATGAAGGTAGGGTCGCCTTGTGGATCAATAAGATTAAGTCTGCGCGATAGTCTGTACTTTTCATCATTAATCATTTCAATCGGTGCGCTAACTAAAACGTAGCAGAACGTGGCACTTGGTGCTCCTGTTAACCAGCAGTAGGCTTGCCCTTGCCAATAGTAATCTTTGCTTATTTCATCCATCTTCGCAGACATAAAGGTGTGTATATCCCAACTTGATTTGATATCGGGCACATTGATTACTGCACCTGCTTCATCTTTGATAAGCAAATCGGGAGTGCCTTTGATAAAGTCATTGGTAAACATTTCTTCATTCTTGAATACGATTTCACCACGATGCCTGCGCCACATATCGATAGCATCATTCTCAACAGCTAAACCTTTCTCAATGTATTTGTTGCTGATTTCTTTGTACCGATTGTACTTCTGTTGCACATAGACTTCGAGCAATGCGCTCTTAGTCGTTTCACTTAATCCTGTTTTGGTCCTTGCATCGGTCATTAGCTTACCCAGCTGCGATGCTCTAAATAGTGTGTTGTTCATGTTGTTATTGATTGATGGGGTAAAAATAGCAAATGGTTACAATCTGTAACCACTTGCTATCATTTTTAACATTTATTCGGTAATACCGTATTGCTCTTTCTTAGCATTTAGTTCATCGCCTACTTCGGCTAACACTTCAGGGCTGCATGCTTTGAAGATTTTATGCAGCTGTGTTAGGTCGGTTGCCTGCTGGATTAGTTCGCGCACATACGCCACATCCTGTTCGTGCCCCCTGCCCAATGCACCTTTCAACTTAAATGGCTTGTATGTATCTTTATTCACGCGATTAACATCACGCCCGAATACTTTGCCTAATGACAGCGCAGCGTTTTTAAGGCACTCTGCTTTGAGTTTACCAAATGCAAGGTCCATAGCATTCGCTTTTTTATTATCGGGGTTTAATGCCCATCTATTGCGTTCAGTACCGGTTACTCCATCAGGCACGCGATCTACCATAATGATAACTGAAGCTGCGCCTACTCTCCTTAGTTCGTAACCACTTATCGGATGAATCACTACCAAATCAATCGATGCCTGAACTTCGTTGGCTAATACTGCCCATTTGAAATTCTCTGTGCGCCAATGTCCAAAGAATAGTTCATCTAATGTGGTTTCAACGTGGCTAATAACCAGCGTGCGTGCTTTCTTATCCGGTGTGGATTCGATACCTGCCTGGTCAGGTTCTGCGTTCAGCATTTGCTGAAACTTCTGCAATGCTTCTAAATTGTCTTTGTGAAATGAATTCATGTTGCTATTGTTTATTGATTAGTATTTCATGAGGCAATCATTGATTTCTTGGCAGTAGCTAAGCACTGCATAAAGGATAACTGCTGCGATAATGTAGCGAATAATTTTAGATGCTGTTTTCATGTGTTTTGTTTTTAAGTTTAGATGCGCGTTGTTGAGCCGCGCCCCTCGATTAAATTTATTTTTGATTAAAGCGAGTAAGGCATTTTTGACAACACTCTTGAGGATATTTTTCAACCCACCATTTAAAAGATTCTTTGTCGTTTTTTCCGATGCCCGATGTTCTGCGATTGCAAGCGGTAAGAGCACCATTTGAAAGATGTTGCTTTTGTGATGATTGACCAGCGGAGATATTCATTGTGTGTGTTGTTATTTGTTTGACAAATGTAGTGTAAGTAATTACACACGCAAGTTAAAATTTGTTAAAATTGCAGTCGGTTATAGATTGTAACCACCTATAAGGGTATAAATGCAACACAATTACCCTTGTTTATACCTTGATGGGTATACTACGCCCATGAATAGCTGCCGTAGTTTGGGAATAGTTCAAAGTACATGCGCATCATGATAGCATCTGCATAGTCAGGTGACTTGCCATGCATCCTGGATATTTCATCTTTGGAAATAACTGCGAGTTTGCCGTCTGCTTCAGGTTGCCGCCTGCGTATCATGTCCAGTTCCTGCACGATTACATCACGAAACTGATTCACTTTGAAAATTACTTTGTTCTGCTCAATCAATTCTGCAAGCTTGAAATAGCATTCTGCTTTTTGGTTGGTAAACTTATCCGATTGCTTAGCACGACCACCATTAAGGAAGCCTCTGCAACGGAGCGCATCGACCGCTCCCCCTCCGACCCCATCTTCATCGCAGATCACATTGCTTAATTTGATGCCATGCCTATCGCATAGCTGGCGAATGGTAGTGACTACTGTTGTGATAGGTTGCTTTCGCAGTTCGTGTATTTCGATTAGGTGCAATCCATGCCACACGCAAATAACACTTCTATCTTTTCCAAGTCGTGCGATGTCAGCACTTATAAATTTATCACCTTTGCTTTCTTCTTCCCGGAAGCAGCGCACCAAATCATCGTACTGGTATAGGTTGTCTACACTTTCATCGTATTCCCAATCTCCATACAACAACCTTCGCCTATCTATTTCGGGCAAACGTTCCAGCGTTTCGATGTAGCTTTCAGGTAGATGTGGGTTATCGGTTGGCAGCGATGGAATGAATGCGAGGTGCTGTGCTAAACTATCTGCTTTGTGTGGTGCGTAGAACTCATTATAAAGCCATCCTTTTGATGGATTGCATGTGAGTAGCATCTTCGGTGCTAACTCAAATTCGCGTAGCTTAAATCGAATACGTGATTGCAGAATGTCTATTGCTCTTTTGCTTACTTGCGCTGCTTCATCCACATAAGCATCGGTCAATTCCAAACCACCCAGTGCATGAAATTCAGGATCACTTGGGTAAGCAAATAAGTCCTTTAGTATTATCTCGCTTTTATTGCTAAAAGTGATGACATTTGTCTGGTTATTTATGGTGTAATGCTCATTAGGTGCAAGCCCTAACATGTGCGCTACCTCAAAGAATGTTTTTAACGTGGTCTTTTTTAGCGTGTCAAGTTTACTTCTACCAATCAAGCCACGTGTGCCCGGATATTTAAATCTGCGGCTTATTTGCCATGCACAACCGATGAATGACTTGCTTCCCCCTGCAGCTCCACCGAAGAGCACAACACGTGCCGGGTGTGAGTTACCCAGCACACGCAATGCTTCCTTTTGTTTAGGCAGGTATTCAATCATTAGAATGGCAAATCACCGGTGCTTTCATCGTTTTCCTGAGGTCGGGAAGATGGTTGCAATGGTTCGCTCATCTTGCCTGAAAAGAATTTGCCGTTCTTTCCTTCTTTAACCCATGCAGCCAATCGCATCTTCTTACCATTGACCATGATTTCACCTGTGTATTCAGGTGCGTTGTTGGTTGTTTTGTTGTTCTTGAATAGGGTGAACTGCCCTTCTTGCATTTGATAGTTACTCATTGTATTAATTATTGATTATTGCGATATCATCTACCATGAGGCTTATTGTGGTCTTGCCATTAAAGTCGATTGTTTCTATTACTTCAAAGGTTTCGTGGTCGATACTGTGACCATTGATGAAGCCAATGTATATTTCAGTATCATCGTGATACTGCGCAAGCTTATCCCACAACTCACCTATTGTCATAGCTTATATTCATCTTTGTCAGTCAGTAGATATAACTCTTCAAAGATAAGGCGCATTGTTAGATTGTCACTCATTGCAGGGCGCATGCTTCGCCTGGCTGTTAGCACGAATAGTTTGCGGAGCAGGTCGATTTCTCGTTGCTTATCGTATTGCTTCATTTGTCACCTCCGTATGTTTCGTTGTAGTAATCTTTGAAATCTTCGTGTAAAGCACCTTCTCTATAACCTTTTCGATAAGCATCAACAATCTGCTCCTTCTCCATTGCTTTGGCATTAATATATGCAGCCCACAAAATCTCAGGTGTTTGATTTTTTTTATCAATAAGTTGATTAAAAAACCACTCTACTGCTGTTTGCTTTTTCATATCAGTATTCGTTTTGGTTTTCGATTAATTCCCTGTAACGTTCCTGCCTGTATTCAGTGAATTGGTAAGGCTTGGTTTTGTACACCCGGAATCGCATATCGTTGTCCCATTGCGGCAGCGCATCGTATTCGCGCATGAGTGCAATCTCAATCTGCGGTGGGTTTTCCCTTTTCACTTCGCGCACCGGTTCTTCTTTGATGCTTAATTTATCTGCTACCTGTTGCATCGCTTCCATGATTTGCGGATGCTGGAACATTTCGTAGATGTTATTTTGCTGCTTCTTACTTTCATTGATTGCATCACTTACTACTTGCCTTTCTTGATCATAAAGTGGGAACCATGCAAGCACCGTAGCTGGATCAATACGATTGAACAGCGTGCCGTACTTACCAATGGCACCGTTATCAAAAATGATTTGCAGTTCTTCAAGTGAATACATCCACATCTTGTCCATGATTTGTTCAGCGCAAAACTCAATCTGCAAACTGTTCATAGTGTTCTGCACATTGACCAGCTGCACGCACCGGGCAAGCAATGACATCACTGCGACTTTGGTTAGTTGCTTATCAACCTTCCGAAGTAGACTGAGTTTTTCCTGCTGCATCGCGTGCGCGACTGATAGCGATTGCTTCGGTGAGAAGTTGGTTAGCTTGTGCAATGCTGTTTGCTGTTGTATTTGGTTGTTTTCCATATTGATTTTGGTTTTTATTTTTTTCAAATGTAAATGCATTATTCATCCATTTGCGCACAGTCGCTTCCCACGAAACGATTTTTGCGCCACCCGATGTTTTCCACCCGGTACTTGTGTAGTGGTCAAAACAATTTTTACTTTCTGCAACAATCTTCATTTCGCTCCACTTACCACCCGATTTCATATTCAACTCACCCATAAAATTATAAATATCATTTTCGGTTGGTGGTGTAAACACCACTCTATTGTTTCTTGGTTTCTTTGTTTCTTGGTTTCTTTGTTTATCTATAGGGGCACTGCTGTGTTCAATGCTGTGTTCAATGCCGTTGCTGTGCTGTATCAATGCCGTATCCAATGCCGTATGCAGTGCTGTGGCTTTTTTGCTACGGCATATTGATATTATTGTGCTGCTATACTGGTTCTTAGATTCACTTATGATTTGAATGAAATTCCATTTAGCTAAGTCTCTAAGTGCATCCAAATAGGTACGCTTGTTACCAATGTGCAACCCTTCCATTGTTGCGTTCGTTGGTATTCCAAACTGCTCCTTCCATCCAAGTCGGTTGTTCAGTTCAATAATCCACATGAACAAAGCAGTGTGCTGGCACTTCACTTCCGAATGCTCAAAGGCAAAGTCAAACCACTTCCGGGAAAGGTCGTAACCGTTGTTCTTCATTGGAATAAAATACCCACCACTACACACAAAGGCTCCCCAGCGCACGAAAGTGCTATGGCAATGCGGTAATGATGGGATTTAAAATGTTTTTCATCTGAGGAGCGTTGCAAATATACACAACCCTTTCACAATTCCAAATTAAAAACGAAGATTTACTTTATCTCTGCGCTTGTAGTTGTAGATTTCTTCAATCAATGCAGTGTATTGCTCTACATCTGTGCAATGCTGTAATGCTGTCGGTTGAATCTTTAGCTTTTGAATGAATTCGGTAAATTCAAAGTTTTGGTTTTTCATCAAACCATACATGCAATAGATGAAAGTTCTTCTTTTGAATCCATCGTAGTAAGGTTGTAAAAGCAGAATCTTTTCAATAATGGTCTTCGCTTCTTTCATGGATTTAATTTTCAATAGACCGGAATTAAAGTTACCTGCATTCTTAGTGCTGCCAGTTCCACTTAGCAACAGCATGCATTCATTATGACCAATTTGATATTTATTCTTAAAGTCACGATATGAAATGTAATCTTCATAACCGAGCTCACAATATCCGTTCATGTAGTCATCTGCATTCCATGTTTTCGAAATTTGATTAAAGCGATGCACATGATCTAAACCATAGCCTTGACAAATTACGTAATGCAAAGGCAGTTTCAATTCACTAATAACTTCAAAACGATGTTGTCCATCAATTATTTCGTAATTTTCATTTACGATAATAACAGTAAACAGATACTGCTCAGCCATTGACTTTTTCAATCGGTTAATGTGCAACAGGTTTTTTGTTCTGTTGCCTATTAAGGGCTTAAACAAAAAGTAATCAGTTGTTGTGTGAACTTG